GGTTGGTACTTGCGGAGATATTTTATTCCCTCTCCTAAGTGGTTGCAAGAGTTTTTGCCGGCCACGGCAGCCGATCATGTCGGGACGATCAGGAACTCTGCGCACGACTACGCTTCCTTCACGTCACGACACTCACGGCCAGGCAAGCAGGTTGACTGCCACTACACGCTGTTAGAATTGTTAATATACCGCGCTGTTTAAGTATTTCGCTACCGCGGTGCTGGTGTTAGGCTAGGCAAAGGGATATGACAACTGGCATACGATCAAATCACAAGTGGAGTTTGTGGGGATAGTGCCGCCTGACAAGGTAACCAGAGCTACCTTGGTTGGATCAGTGATTGATAATATAAAAGTTTCCGTCATTGCTGTCGCTGTTACCCCAGACTGTGGGGATTCGATATAAAGGCCGCCATTGGCAAGGGTAAACGGTGAAGCGCTACAATTTGTACCGGCTGCCCCAACAGTTGCCGTAACTGCTGAAGTGCCAGACCAATTGAAGGATACAATGTAGTGCCCCTGGGTACCAAGTGGAAAGGTAATGGTGGTAGCTGCAATCGTTAATCCGATTGAGTCCATGGTGGCAACTGAGTTAGCCAGGTAGGACCCAGTCGAACAAGTCGAACAAGATACATGCGCACTCCTACCGTACAGGTTGAGTCCGGAGGATAGTTGTGGTTTGCGCAAGACAATTTCATAGGTGGCCCAGAGTTCGCCCACAACGGCGGTAGCTTGGGAACCATAAGTAGCAACTGTTAATTTGCCTAGATCATACATCTTTGCGTCTTGACCAGACGGCACTGCAGATCCACGTACATATTGCACCTTAAAGGGATTGTCCATTGGAGCACACTCGACGAATATTAAATTGTTGTCACTCGGTTTACCGTCCACAGCCCACATCTCATTTAACAATTGCTGCTTGTCAACAAAGGCATTGGCATCAGTGCGATACTGAATAGCCATGGATACTGATCCTAGGGCAGTGTTTGTGGAGTTGAGTGCATCCGCAGATGTCGACTTAAACTCGTAAGCAAGGCCTTTGAACTCGTATTCCTGGAATGCCTGCGCAATCGTAGATAGATACGGGAAACTGCCATTCAACCCAGGGTTGATGGCATAAACGGTTGAGGTGAACGCAGCAGTCGAAGATACATCAGCGATGTACTCACGATGGCGCAAAATAATAGACTCAGAACTAGAATGCATAAACGGTACTTGTTGTGACATCGAATTAAAAACTGAGTTTTGTTTGATTCGGTAGGAGCCGAATCCAAAAATTCCACCAAGCCAAGATCCAAATTTGGTCCCGACTGATGTGCCAATGTCTGCCATTCCTTTTGCAAACTTGGTGTCTGCAGAGTAGGCTCCTTTACCACGAATTGTAATGGATTTAACGGCGGGCTTGGGCTGTTTCTTTTGTTTGGGTTTGTTAGCATTTGCTTTTTGAACCATTTGTAGGTATTTTTCACCGTAGCTGGGGGGGGGTGCGCGCAAAGCACCGGCAATCTATCTCGGATCATGCCCCTTGCCCTCTAAGACAATTAGGCCAGCTGAGCGACCATCTTGTCTAAGACTGGATGAGAAAACGAGGTGTGCAGATCTTTGGCACTATTGATAATGTCCTCGAGGGCGAGGGCTTCATCTCTAGTGACACCATAGATCTTGGTGAATTGCATCCACGTCTCATCACAGATTTCATATTTGAATGTTGTGTGTTTGGTCTCATGGTCAACGATTGGTTCTACGTCATCGTGTCCTTGCTCTCGTGCTAGTTGTAGCATGCGCGAGACCCAGGCACGTGCAACGGGAAGAAACGCGTAATCATCCCGTACTCCGACACAGACACCAGCTAGCCATCTGATTGGGTCGCCTTGGGGTGGTCCAACACTCACTCCCAATTTGAACAAAATCCTCTCAATCTTAGGCCCTTTCACACGAACCAAGGCTCCATCATGCTTTCTCTTACACCACCACGCATACGCTGAGCAAAACTCCACGTAATCTGAATCAACGTGGATCTTGACTTTGGCACGCAAGTTCCGCTCCATGAACTTGGCCGCTATGCGCTCTGTATCGAACTTATGACTACAAGCGATAATGGAGTCGTCACTGAGGACGAGCATCCTGAAATGGCTTCTAATGTTGGCTGGCGTCAATTCGATTCCAATCTCTAGGAACATATCGTAGAAAACAGCAAGTGTTGTCAATGCATTTTCGATAGTATTACCTAGGGACGTATTCGGATCACCAGAACATCTGCCTCCATTCACTTTGTACTTGATGCCTGACGCAGTGGAACCCGTAGGTCTGCGCTGGTGCCTCAGTACCGCCTGCTCATATTTGTCCGCTCCCAACCTCGCGTAGAATTTCTCCTCCTCCTTATGATGCGGTTCGAGCTGGGATGCATCGAACTTCTCAAAGTCGTTTTCATAGAGAAAAGCCAATGTGTTAAATTGGACCCATTCGCCAACCTGATCGGGTGTGAATGAACCAGCATCACAGATGAAATGGTCCATGTTCCACACTTGTTTCAAGTCTTTATGGAGCTGGGCAATAAAAGGTCCTAAAATCACATTGGCCAAGTCTGTCGTCCCTTGGATCATGCGTGGCTTGATGCCCTCCTTGTAGGGGAGCTTCTCACGCTTAACAAAACTTTTCCTGCGGCAATCCTCTTTTGTAGGTATCGTTGGATTGCTATTAAACAATTTCCACGCAGCTCTCATCCTATTGGCCTGTGATCGAGGGAACCGATTAAGCCATTTCTCAAAGGGCATACGCAAGACAGGTCTCGCGTACAACTCTCCAAAAACGGCCTGAAAGGTCCACAACGGGCTGTCAAGGTGTCCCTGAAGGACACGACTCATGCCCAGAAGCGTCGAATCGGCCAGCAACGGTCGCTCTTGAAGCGTCCTAGTTAGCAAACCCAACTCCTCTGTAACATGACTTGACTCGACCACGTGGGGCATGGCTGATGCTACTACAAACCCGTTTAACTGTGGACCCTTGAGGTTTGGACGGCCTTTTGGGTGACGTGGTATAGTTATTCGGGCTTCAAGTTCTTTGGACAACGGTGGCACAGGGGTGGTTGGCCTGTGGGCCGGCAACAGCAAGGGTTCCATGTACGACATTGTGCGCTGCGGAAACATGTGGGTTTCGACATAAGAGGTCACCAATTCTGATGGCGTCATGCCTCTTGTGACAAGAAGGCGTTCACGCCACCATACGAATATGGTCAAACCAGCAAACATCAGCGACAAACCAGCACAAGTTCCAACAGCATACACATGATTTGGGAACTCTATACTCAAAAGAACAAACGTAACAATTACAAGGCAGCATGTAACCATGCCTGATGAGAAGACGAGCAGCCAATTTCCCCTGTCCTGGGTAAAGTTCAGCAGCCTGCCGTGGACACGAAAGTCCACTGCGCGAGGCGTTATCAACGAACGAATGGCACTCGACTCGGAAGCGACCCCTATTACAAAGCCAATAGCTGCTGCTAGTGGCACAACCAATGGGTCGACAGTTGTTTCATCTTTCGTGCCCTCACGACACTCTAAGTCTCTTTGCCTTTTGACGACATTCGTCACCAACTGTAAAAGGTCAGGCGTACGCGCACGGTTAGTCGAAGCATTGGCAGCATGTTCAATGAGTGATTTTGGGATGTGTGCGTTGTGGCCTTTCACGTTGACAACGAGTTGGCTACCATATGACAGTGCGGCACCAATCGAAGCTAAATTACCCAAAGGGCTACCGTTCAGATCATAGCTGACTAGCACTGAGTTCAGTGACCTGGATCCTGAGTATATTTTGGGGTCCGTCAGAAAAGGTCTCGCGGCTACGGGAGTTTCCTCACCAATTTGCGCGACAGTAATCTGGTAAACTATACTGGATCCAATTGATTTGACTGTCTTCCAAACCAATGCTAGATTTTGCTTTACTGAATTGTATCGGCTGGACGCCCTCAAGTACAGCAACGAATCATGGTTATAACAGAAGTTATCACCGTTGACTGTCATAGATACACTGCCTGTCGAATCAATGTGGTACTGCGATTCATCGTAGAAACGACCGGTAGATTCACGAAAATCATGTACGAGAGCGTACAAGCTAGCGTGGCCTTCTATCGGATCGCGTGCCAACAGGTTAATGAGTATCTCGGGGTGGATATAATACAATGAGTGTATGGACATGTAGGTCCGGGGTCGACCTACGCAAGTACATTCCTGTACTAGATGCTCACACACACGCAAATCGCCATTAAACTTCCTGATTCTGTCTTGCCTGAAGATATCACTATCATCAAGCACAGGGCAACAGGAGTGGACGTTTGCGCGGGAGTTAAGAGAATGCCGGATCGGGTTACCGCCAATATCAACAATCACCGCCTCGCGGCGGATCATGTTGTAAATGGCTGCCTCACCGACAGCTCGCTCTATGTGAAGCATGGGGTGCGGATGACCACCGTGTTCGGCAGTCAGCACTTTCAAAGAAGTCATTTTGGAAACCTGCGACTTCTGTGCAGGGGTAAGTGCAAAATTGAAACTGAGTTCAGACATTCACAC